GTACTTGACGTGGGAGATGACGATGACGTTGGTCCGAAAGCTTTCAGAAGTAAGGAGAGCAAGCACGGACTCGACAGCGTCCTGAGCATCTTTGTATAGAGCTCTGACATCATACTTTCCATCTCGACTTCGGGGAGTGAGAGGCTCTCGAAAGTCATATGCTGCGTCGGAGAAGAATGTAAGGGAATCGAGTACGAGAATTGCCTCGGATCCCCACTCAGATGGTGGACCCAGGTCAACGTCATCGTACTTCCAGCGATCCAGCATTCGCAGTCCATCAGCAAATGCCCTTGGCTGTCCGTCGATGATGGGGCCGATGGGGCTGGCCTTCCGGCGATCTCGGAGAGTTCGGAACTCAACATTTTCGAGAAGCGCTGGGCTCTCTCGACTAACGAACTGTCGTAGGACGTCGAGACCGTTGTCGTAATCGAGCACACGGAGTCGATAACCTGCCCTAACAAGGCTTGCAAGTGCTCCTGTCTTTCCCGCCTTAGAGTCACCTTCGATGAGTAGTTTGACGTAGTCATTGCTCTGGTGGTCCTTTAGGGTTGGCATAGGGTGAGCCTCAGGGGTTTGTCAGGGTCGATGCCGGTGGTGTCCATAAAGAGTTGGATGCGACCTTCGGGAAGGAGCAGGTCGAGGAACTTGCCATCAACCTTGAAGCTTCCTGGAGGGATGTTGACGTACCAAATCACCTTGGCTTCAGTGGGTTCCATGGTTCTTCCTTCTTGAATTTGGCTTCTAGCCACTTGCTTCGCACCTGCGGGCTCTTCGAGCAGACCTCCCTGAACTCGCAGCCCCCGTACATGTTGCAGGAAGTGTCCTTCATCGGCCAAGAGTCTGCTTCGGCGCACCGCTCGGCTTCACGCAGCCAGTGCTTGGTAGTTTCCATCCACTCTTCCAGTTGGTCGGGAGTACGGTAAGTGAAGCCACGAGTGCAACGGCTGAAACCAACAGCAACCTGTATAGCGTCAATGATTACTCCTTTGACCGGTGAGTTGAGGATGATCTGGCCGGCTAGGGTGTAGAGGGACATTTGGTTGTCGAGGTCGAAGCTGTCGAAGTAGCTTGACGAGGGGGTCGAAGACAGGGTCTTGTGGTCCATCACGTACTTGTCGCCGGAGAACTCGACGATCTTATCGAGGTGGCCGCAGAGGTAGTAGTTCTGATGCTGTAGTGTTTTGTTAGGATCGCCAGTTTTCTCTAGCTCTTCTAACGTTACAGGATAGAGCTCTGTCTGTTGAGGGCCGTAGTCCAGCTCAAAGCGGAAACTCACCTCCGTGGCTGGCTTTCCGCTCGGAAGGACGACTGTCTTCGCCGCATCGTTCTCGTAGTGGTCGAGGTACCAAACAACGCTTCGAACCAGATTAGCCTTGGTCTTGAGTTCCTCCGTCTTTGTCCGCGGGTCCGGGTCCCAATCTTCGATCCGGCAAAGCAACGCTCGAAGGGTGTCATGGACGGCGTCGTCATGCTTCACTCCTGCGACTTTCGAGTGCTCATAATCTTCAAGGGCGGAGTGGAACTCCCTTCCCCAACGCAGGTGAATGCCCTCTCCGTTCGGTTGCCAGCCCTCGATGATTTTGTATTGGTAGAAGCGGGGGCATTTCTTGAAAGCGCCTAGGGACGTAGAGTCCCATGCCCATTGAATGCTTGTGCCCCCAATGAACGGAGAAGGCGGTCGGCCCTCTTCTGCTCGTACTTCGTCAGCTTGATCTTCGGTTCCCTCTTCGGCGGTTGGTAGCGTGGCTTCTCCTGAGTGTGCTCCGTGTAGTACCATTGATGACTCCAAACTGCGAATTCGTGCTGGCATTGGTTGCGGCGGGCTGCTCGATAAGTGAAGGCTGGGCGCATCAAAGTCTCCTCATCGTTCCAGTGTACTTAACCACTGACGGAACGCTGGCCTTCAGCAGCTCCTTCAGGTCTGGCCCCTCGCCTTTCTTTGGCTTCTCGCCGCTCTCCCACTGGCCCCGCTGTTTGCGCAGGTAGGCGATTTGGAGGTCAAGATCTTGGGGTGTGACATCGGCGGCGGCGCGATTTAGGGCTTCAAGGACGGGGTCCTGTCCTGGACGAAGTTGCTCTTCGATTGATTTCAAGACTGGATCATGCATACCATTTCTCCACTTTATGATAAGCTCTAACCAAATCGTGGTAGCCGAGGCCCTCTAGAAATCTACAGAGTACGTCGTCTGCATTTTCATGCGCTGCCTCCGTATCGTAATTTAGTACAGCTTTGTGCAGTTCCTCTATAGCCTCTTCTTTAGTCATATTCCCTCCATCGGTCTGTAGCTGCCATCGGTTCTCAGCTCTGCTCTCGACCTCGCGATGAGGACAAGGCTTCCACGCTGAGAGATTGTGAACTGAAGCAGGCGAGGGTCATCGGATTGGCGCTTGTACTCGTAGAGAACCGCCACCAATCTCTGCACATCGTCTGTCTCGATCTTGAAGCCGTAAGGCGAAGCCAGGGCCGCAGCCCAAGCCTCGGCGGCTTTCTCTTGGTCGGTCAAGCCATCTCCCCTAGCGGCTCATGCCACCAGTCAACAACACCCTCTTTGGGCCAGCCACACTCCTCAGCTATCCTTTCGGTTTCCGAGATGGACAGGCCAGCACTCTTGCAGGTGCGCAGGAGTTCCATCCAGTCGTTGCCTTCCTTTAGCTGCTTGAGCTTTTCTTCGCTTATTTCTCTTCGGAAGGCCGGGATTTCCTCGATCACCATCGATTGGATCTGATTCTTGACCAATTGAAGAACCCAAACCTTCTTGTTCTTGTCCCAATACGGGTTCCTAATTGTGATCTGAGCATAGAGTGTTTGTCCGTGCATGGGGTCTTCGGGAGGGTAGAGTTTTCGATTCTCTCTTCGATCGACATCCCTTGCAGTGTGGAGGCGAACGCGAAAGTTCATTGCATTTCCACGGCCTTCTTCTTCACCGTGGAATAGGCGCTGTACGCCACGCTCGCTCTCGATGGCCTGATCAAGCAGGTCATACTCCGCTTGATAGGCCAGCCTTGACATTGAGGTTACCATTACTGTATCCCTTTCGAGTTCACTTCGAAGTACCTTTCCTTGGCCCGAGTTTGGATCACGTAGCGGAGGTTTAGCTCCTGCTCGCCTGAGTTGATCAGCCAAGGGTCGAGGTGGTAGACTGTTTCCCATTCTAGGCCTTTGGCTTTGTGGCCAGTTGTGAGACGAATGCCGCCAACCCTCTGAAGGATATCCTTGGCGTAGGCGAGGGCTTGGCCAAGGTCGCTGGCTCGCTCTGCGAAGAGCCGCATACAGGCTGCGAGATCGCCAGCGCTCTTAGAGCCTGCCTCAGCCTTTCGGTCTGCCCAGTCTTGGATCGCCCCGAGAACTGAGGATCGTGGTAGATTGTCGTCCCCGAAACGACGAAGGATGCCAACCAGTTTTGGTCCAATATCTGATCCTGCCACTGAGACAGACCTTCCGTTAGAAATAAGACTGAACGCCAAGCGGAAGAGTGGGGCGTTGTTTCGGCATATAATTGCAGCGCCGTCCTCAATGTCACAAAGTGAGGCAGCAGACAAGACAACAACCTGTCCTCCTGCGCGGCTCCACTTGAACTCTGGCACTCGCCATCTGGCGTTCTTGACGATCTCACTTGGGCACCTCCAACTGACGCTTAGCGGCAGCTCGGTCATTTCGAAGGCTTTGGAGAGCTTGGCCATTCCGTCTTGGCAGGCTCCACGGAATTGGTAGATGGATTGGTAGGGGTCACCAACAGAGATAACCCGACTTCCCTTGAGCTTGGCAAGCATTGCATGGTTAGCAGGTGAGAGATCTTGGGCCTCATCAACCAGAACAAGGGGATACTTAGGGAATGTTCCGCCAAACAATGCGGGCATGTAAACCTGATCGTTAAAATCGATGGACCCGGCGTAGGCTTGTCGAATGGATTCGAGTAGGACGGAGTCGATGAGGGCCTGTTGGAGAGGATTGGGCTTTGCCTCAAGTGCTCCGCAGAGTTCTTCCCAAGAACAGAGTCGTTTGGCGTTAACATAGTGTCCTTGAGGTACGTACCCAAGGCTTTTGGCGAGGCCAACCGCGGAGAGGATTTCCCAGTAGGCTTCCCAGGCGCTTTCGCGCTCGTCCTTGGTAAGGGCTTTGATTTTGTTCCTGAGGATCTCTTGACATTTCTTTTGGTCGAGGACGACTTTATGGACGCAGGTGTGCGACCAGACCGAGTGGCCGAGGCCGTTGAGGGTTTTGACGGTCGTTTGTGGGCCAAAGCTTTCCTCCATCTCTTCCTTTACGCCTTTGTTGAAGGCGAGGCAGAGGATTGGGCCGGCGCTTGCGCCTTGGATGAGTCGGAGGGTTGCGGTCTTTCCAGTGCCGGCATAAGCGTTGATTTGGAGATTGGCGGAAGACGAGCTAACGTGCTCCAAGATGGCTTGTTGTTCGGGGGTTGGGGTGAGTTCATTGGGTGATTCTTTCATTGGGTGGTCCTAGGTTGAAGGCATTTTCGAATACGTCGATACCATTGCCATAACCAAGCTCACGCAGCATCCCTGCCATCATTGCAAAGCCTATGCCTTTCGATGCGCCCTTTCGAGCAGTAATATCGTCTTTGCTAGCAATGACAAGCTCACGCATTAGGTGTTCGAACCTGTCTGGCGTTGTCACTAGTTACTCCTCGAATGTCTCGTTGCGGTCGCGGTGATGCCCTCACAAGCCTTCTCGAAAGCCTGTCCGTAGACGATGAACAGCTGACCAGTCACCACGTCGCCGTTCTCTTTCCTGTGGTGGCCGATCATGTAAGCATCCTCTGCCGCAAGGCGCAGGTGCTCGATCAGTCGCATGAAGGTCACGCTTTCGGAGAACTGGCCGGCTTCGGTCTCGATGGGGAGGCGGATGGTCATAGGCGCCTCAACATAGGTTGGGGTTTCTTCTCTGGCAGTTTCAGCAGGTCTTTCAGATCCTTGAAGCTTTTGCCTCCTACTGGGAAGCCTGAAAGCCTCTCGAATGTGTCGCCGTTCTCGATTCGTTGGATGGCGTCGAGCACTGCGTAAGCAGCGGTGCTACCGTAGCCGTAGACGTAGTCTTCCGGCGCCCAGTAGTGGGCGGACCAGGAGCCTTCGTTGATCTCGATTAGGGATTTGAGTCGCCAAGGGTCGGGTGGGTCGGGGAGTTCCATCACTGCCTCCATTTGATCGGCCGCTTACGTGGCTTCGCCGGCCGCAGTTTGAGCTTCGCCCGATAGATCACCTTACAGTCCTCGCACCGTTTGCCGGCGGAAGTGATCATTGGGGTATGGCAGTCCTTACAGGCGAGTTGTTTGCGCATTGCTCCACCGATGGATGATTGCAGGTAGGCTTTCGCAAGTGATCTCAGACTGCCCTCTGGAACTCCACAGCCCTTCGGCCAGCGCGATCATTTGGCCATAGGTGAGGCCAGCAATGGCGTCGGCAATCTCGCTGATGCGATCGGCGGGGCGTAGGATGATGGGCGGAGTGATGGCCTTTTCGAGGCTTCGCATGTCTACGTAGTTGGTCGCCCCTGGCCGTAGCCAATCCTCTGGTCGATCTAAGTCCCTCGCAGGCGCTGACAAGTGGGCTTCCTTTCAATGTTTGCTGGCAGTCCCAGACTTGGAACTCTTGCCAAAGCTGCGCTTGCCAGCCGGCCTTGCCCAGCGAGCACCAAGCTACGCTGAGCAGGACGATGCAGGCGACGATGGCGAGATACCATCGAACAACGATCATTGGCGTGCCTTCATTATCGCCATCATCTCCTCGCGGATATTGGAGATATCGCCGAAGTGCTCTCTAATCCGTCCCCTCATGGATTCGCCAAACAAGTCGGCGATTTTGTTTGCGTCCGGAATAGTCTCGGCGCAAAAGCTGATTGCAATGCCGGTACAATCTCGCAAAGCCGCGATTGCGATAGGCAGTGGGTACTTCATGATCATGTCCATGATTTCTTTGGCGCATTCGTGAGCTTCATCTGGCATTTGTGCCTCCATTGTCACCATCTTACCACATTTGGACCACAATGTCAAGCCTCAATCACCCTAAGGAGGCTCAATCCGTTAGGGAAAGAGCCTCCCTTGGGTGCGGCATATCGTCGCAGGGCTAGTTGAGTGCCATCCTAGCAGAGGCCAAGCGTGCACTGAGTGCCTCGATCTGCTCTATCTGCCTTCGGCGATCGTCTTCAAGGCCGTTGACTTTGTGGTGGAGGCCAGAGATCTCCGCGGCTTGGCCATCGAGTGCTCTTGCCCGCTCCTCGGCCTTGGCCTTCCAGTCCGCCGTGGTTTGGGCGCAGACGTCAAGAGCCTTTTTGGTGATGTCGAGTTCGTCAACCAAGCCGACGTTGTCCCTTGCCTGCCGCTCGTACTTGTCTTGCCACTCCATACGAAGCAGCTCTGCATCGTCGTGCTTGTTGCGCTCATCGACGGAGAGATTGCGGAAGTGCTCGCGCTCCTCACGGGCGGTATCAAGCAGGCTGTTTACATGGAGAAGTTCGTTGAGCTGTTTGCTGTAGTCGCCCTTTACTTTTTCGTGTTCGCCGCAAAGAGTGTTGTAGGTCTGTATCAAATCATCGCGGGCATTCTCTGCCGCCTTTTTGGCATTGTTGGCGGTGTCGTAAGCCTGCCGTGCCATCTCCGCATCATGGCGGGCCACTGCGGCATCGGCGATAGCCTCATCCCTTGCCTTGGTGGCCAAGCCGAGATCAGCCCGCAGAGTGTCAACCGCTGTTTGCAGCTCT